AGCATGAAAATGTGGACGAATGGTACCTTGTTCACCATACTCACCACCAGCATAAAAACGAACCTTGGAGCCAATACGACGCCTAAGACGCTTCATAAACCGTTGGAAGTCAGGATAGCTTAACGAACCGCCTGGAGGCAGATGGGAGTCGTCATAGGTAAGTGTAATGAAGGCATTGCGATCATAAAGGGACGCCTCATGGAGGCAACGCATGGCCCACTGCCTGGACCTCTCCAAACGGCAACCGATACATTGACCGCACGGGAGTTCAAGAGTGCCCTCAACGCCTGCTTTATTACGACTTACAAACTTTACCGAACCATCCGACATCCGTACCGCCGGCATAGGATGGTAGCAAGGCATTACAGACGCCAACCACCACGCATAGGGCCAATTTGCATGTTTGCAGCCGCAACAGTGCGAGTATGACGGCCAAACTGCTTAGCACTCTTGTGCTTGTTCACAGGATGACGAGAAACGGGTTTCATGAGGTTCTCCAAAGTTGACAAAGACAGACACCTAGAAGGTGTCACCTAGACCAGTTACATCAAGTGGCGACTGGTCTAGGAGGGTTATACACCCTCAGGAAGGATCTTTCAAGTCCTTAGCACGAGCCACCATACGGGGCTCAGGAAGCATAACAATGATGCCGGTAGCATCATCAAAAGTAGCAAGCTCGTAGAGCTCAAAATCGTCCGGATGACGAGCCAAATCCTCAGTGGAATCCTTGCGGTTCACTTCATCACGGAAAGAACGCATGGCAACACCGATAGACGGCACAAAAACAGGACGGCCGAAAACTTGAGCGGCAGTATCCTTCACAGAAACAATAACTTGATTCATTACTTCACCTCAGCAGAAAAAAGAACAATCAGGGCATCAACAGCCTTGAACTGGGCTTGACGAATGCGAAGAACATCGGGATCGGTCTCAGCATTGATGGCACGACGCAACTGACTTGCGCGAAGGTTAAGAGATTGACGAACAAGCGTAACGTCAGAGGGAGAGAGATCAAACTTCATTGTAAACTCCAAACAGTGCAACATTGCACGAACAAATTATACACAAAAAAAACAAAAAACCCGCCGAAGCGGGTTAGTGTTTTCACCTATAGACGAAAACGTTAGCCTGCGGCAGCGCCTGATGCGGGAGTACCCGCATCAGGTACAACCTGGACACGAACAGGATCAGGAACGGGAACAGGGTCACGAAGCAAACCAAGACGACGCGCCTCATCACGATTAGCGTCATCTTCAACAAATGCCATAAAAGCAGCGGGATCATTACCAAACCGAGCACGAACCTCAGCAGGAACCTTAACGAACTCCTCCTGAGCCTTACGGACCAAATTCATAGCCGTATGAAAATCAGGAATACCAGTAAAGTCACCACTCTGAGGCATATCAAATCCTCCGGGCAACTCACCGCTAATGCCAAAGCGACGGACGATAGTATTGATGTTCGACTCCTCCTCAGCCGACTGAATAGCCTTAGATTCATCAAGACACTCCAAAGCCGACTCATTAGAAGCGACATCACGATCATAGTTGAACGAAGAACGAAGAAAAACGGGATCCATGAAAACCTCACTTTAAAGAACGAATAACATCCAAAACAATCTTAGCCTCTCGCGAAGTTCGGCCAAGATTACCCAAAGACTCAGCTGCATCAATATCAAACTTAAGAAGGCTAGTCTCAGACTTGAGCTTAGCGATCTTAGCTTCAATCTCCTTGCGGATAGAAACCTGCGTCTCACCCTCCTGAGCAGCTTTGGCAGCCTGCTCAGCCAACAGCTGAATAGCATACTTCAAACGCTGACCCTCAACAGGCACGTTTTTAGTTTCTTCAATAATCTTAGCAGTATCAGCTTCAATACGACCAACAGAAGAACGAGCCTGAGCAGCAGAAGCACGCTGATTTTCGGCTTGAGCCTCGATCAAATCAGCAGAGGCCTTCTTATTCTCAGTATCAGCCATCACATTAGCCACTTGAGCAGAATTCAACTTAGCCTGAAGCAACGTATCAACAGCACCAGAATACTGATTACCTGGAGTAGAAACCACACCCCCCGGGCTATTGCCGGGGGCCTGGGTATAAGCAAGCATAGGATTAAGGCCGGCAGCCTTCAAATCCGCCACTTGAGTCTGATAACGGGTGGCATATTGTTGAGCAGAAAAAGACTGAGCAGCCTCTTGACGGTCCGCAGCTGCGGAATTGTCAAAAATACCACCCAGTATCTTACCGCCGACAGCCAAAAGAGCGTCGTCAATACCAAACATGATCAGAAATGGTCAATCAAGCCAGGAACAGAATACAACGGCATTGGTCGGGCAGTTTTACAGTCGAAGAAAGAATCGAAAATAAACTGCTGACCATTAGCAGCAGAACCCACAGCAACCACACGATCAACAGGAGGAGTGTCCTGAATAAACGTACTGTTCAAAGTAGGCAAAGAGGCAAACTTCTGCGCCAGATGCCAATTGTCAATAGTTCCAGCAGAAGTGGACTTGAACAGACCAGTGATCTTTGAAGGCTTATAACGATACTCCGCCCAACGCTCCTGATAACCAAACACCAGATTGTCGTTAGCATCGCCACGGACATAAATTTCCTTGTTGTAGACGGGTTGCTCACCCAACATAGCAAAAGCAGGGAAATAAAAGTCATAGCGCGTAGAACGCGACCACATACGGTCAAGACCCTGCTGATAGGTCAAATCTGCACGAACAGAAACCAAGCCTATGATAACGCCATGCTCAGTGAAAGACTGGGTAAAACCATGGCGACTAGCCATAATAGTACCAACAGCAGCCAAATCGCCTTGAGGAGTAGAACCACCCGAAACACCAGTAGCAGAAGTTTGAGCAATAGGAGTAACAATCAAAGGAGAAGAGCCGCCACCAAGATACTCAGGACGCTGGAGTCTAGCGTCAGGTGAAATAACACCAAAATGAGCGCGGACAATTTCAGTATACCGAGTACCGCCACGAGCGTCACGTTCCAGTAGTTTTTGGATCTGGAAGGATTGTCGGAGTTGATTGATAGTAGCAGCAGTAGCAGAAGATAAGTCAGCATAAAGACCAGAAACTCCAGAAGTTACAACACCAAGAGCAACGTTAGAAGGAGCATTAACCCAAGAAGTACTAGCTCCAACGTTAACACCAGTAGAACCATTAACACCACGAGTCAAAGCAGAAGTAGAAGAAGCCTGAACCATAGCAAAGGAATTAGTACCATCGTACAGGCCAAGGGCCTTACCAGTACCATAAACAGGAGCAGAAGTACCCAGAGGCAAAGTTACAGAAGTACCACCCTTCTGCGGCCAGGGCAACGCGCTAGTGAAATAATCATGACGCTTACCTCGTCGAAGGAGTGCATAGTTAGTTGCAACATTGGCATCGGGACCGTCGCCCTTATCCACCACAACGGAATTTTGAAGGTTTTCATCACGGAACCATTCATTCCAAATTAGATTGTACGCACGGGTAAAAAAAGCACAGTGCGAAACAGTGTTACCAGCACCAACCTGACCAACAGTCGGCAAACCCATATAATCCTGAAGGGAGCCTACAGCATAGCCACCGGCAGGAGAAACCTGCTGAGGAACCAGATAACTGATGGAGTCACCGGGATTATCTTGCTGACCCATAAACTTCTGCCAGTTAGACCAAATTAGTCGGTTAGGCACAAAGAAGAAAAACGAATCCAGATACATATTATCCATAATCGGATTAATAGGAGTAGCCAGACGCGCAAAAGCAGTCATGTTCAGGTTAAAAGTATCACCCGGAAGAACCTCGTCCACATAAACAGGAACTAGATAGCCAGCATCAAACGTAGTTTTGTGAGTGAACTGACGATCAAATTTAGCGCGAGGAATTTCCGCGCTAGGGATCATTGCAAAACGATGAGGATTAACGGATTGATTCCGATGCATCAGGCCAGAAAAAGAGGTCATTTGAGACTCCGAAGAAGTTGATTAGAACGAGCAAGATGAACCTGTTCCTTGACATTCATACGCTCAGGCCAATACTCGAGATGGTCACGCTTAATAAGCAAATCCATATCAAGCTCACGCTGAGCAACAATATCAGAAAAAGCTCCGGGATCTTCACGCTCGAAAAGAACGTCGTAGTATTTAGGAGGCTTCACCTTGACACCATTAACCACAACATAATCACGAGGATAAACATCAGTTTTGTACTTCTCGAGCCAACGAGAACCAATACCGGGTTTAAGACTCATACGATTAAACTCAGGGGTAACAGAGTCACGAATAACGCCTTCCTCATCCACGAA